TGCTTATATGCACAAATTCCAGCCATGGGGTCTACGTTAAAGTCCAATCCTATTAACAAAGGAAGCATATGTAGATCAGCCACTTCCTTATCAATATTCTCATCCCCAAAACTAACAGCAACCAATCCAGTAAGATTCTCAAAACTAGCTTCAAACTCCTGTCTAAATGTTCTCGCATCTAACTGCCCTCTAGCTGCCTCTACCTCCTCTTCCTTTACATTACCCCCTTCTATCGTAGTAAAACTCCATCTCTGCCAATCATCCCATTCTTTCTCGCCACAATAACACCACATATCATAAAACCAACTGGCCGTACCATCAGGTGTAGAAATAAATAAAGCCCATCCCTGTTTATCAGCCAACGCAGGTCTAATAACTTCAGCCCATACCTCTCTATCCATAAATGCAGCCTCATCCAGCACAACACCAGCTAAACTTCTACCCCTCAATGCCATCGCATTTTCTGTTCCCTTCAATTCAATACTCGACCCATTTATCAAATCCAACCTTAAATCTGTCTCATTCTTTGCTTTAACCCATACCTTCGGCACTAACTTCTTCAGTTCCTTCCATGCAATATCTTTCGCCATACGATAAGTAGGAGCACAATAAAAATAAACTTCTCCTGGTCTGTTAATAGCTCCTCTGAGCAACTCGATACAGGATAAA